TATTTTTAAGTGGAGTGCAAGAGATCCCTAGGTATTTATGCATTTCAGCGATGTAGCTTTTGTCTAAGTAGCTACAGAAACTTGTGGAGCAGAACCTTCAACATTGTTCTGTAAGTGGGCTATTCTAGCTTCTTCAAGCTTGATGTCAGTAATGACTCTTTTAATTAAATCGTCAATCTTGACCATGTTAAGAGTATATCTATTATTATCTAGATGCTCCTGTTCCCACTTCAACTCCAAGGACCTTTTTTGTTTGTATAGGTCTTGTATCATTAATAACCTCTTCATAAGTTATTCTGTTTAATCCCGAATGGTAACTATCTCCGAGATTTTCCCAAACTATACTCTTTTCTCCAATTTTGTCAAGGATAGCTTTCTCAATACTTTCTAGGTTATCTTCCGCTAATATTTCAAATTTAGTGTGATGATTGTATGCCCAGATATTGATAAGAGTTTTTTTCATAGTTTGTCTTTCTACTTACACAATGGGGCAAGATTGTGTCCCGCCCCATTATTTCTAATTATTATGCTCCTGGAGAACCGTAGATTCCTCTGAAGTCAGAAACACCAAATTGGTATCTCTCTCTTGCTTTGAATCTCAAGTTACCAGTATCGAAGTCGCCTTCCATAGCAGTTTTGATTGGTGTTCTAACGAAATGTTTCATTCCGTTTGGAACATCAGTGATAAGGAAGAATGCATTAGGATCAGTTAAGAAATTGTTCACTCTGTAACCTTGAGGAACCATTCCCATTGATCTAATTGCATTGATATCATTATCAGCAGTTTGAACTCTGCCTTCTGATTTCATCAATCTCTCAGCTTGAAACTGTAGCGCAGAAGGGACAATCATTTTTGTCGCTTTCGCTGCAATTTTTAAACCTCTTTCATCAGTGAACGCTGCAATGTCAATAAGAGATTGCTCTAATGAAGTTTCGTTTAAGTCAGCTGCTGTAGTTAAAGTGTTTGATACAGTACCCGCAATCGTTGGGTGGTTAGTTGCAAATAATGCAGAACCATCTCCTGAAGTGAACGTACCGAAACCATTAACCAAAGGGTTAACCGCTTTAACTTGCTTAGTGTTAGACATACTTCTTGCTAACGCTTTTGTATATCTGCTTGACAGTCTGTCATACAGGTTATCTTCTACCGCTTCCTCAGTAATTGCGAAAGCAAGAGCCACTGTTTCCATAGTGTATCTAGCAGTGAAAGTTTCTTGAGCACTGTCAAAAACTACACCTGATCCTTCGGGTTTTACTTGAGCATTAGCGAAACCAGATAACATTACTTCCTCTTCGAAAGCTCTGTCTGACGTCTCTGTTGCATATATCTCAGCATGTTGGTTTTCGTATCTCTTATATTCCAAGCCGAATAATGCATTCAAACCTGGCTCTAGTTCTTTAACTAGTTGTCCTCGTGATATAGCCATATGATTATACTCCTGCCTGTGTTTTTAAGAAATGTTCATTGATCATAACAACAAAATTTACGTTACTTGTACTTAAATCGTTGTTGTTAATGTCTTTTGAAACACCAACTACTCTCAATTGTCCACTAGTTGAACTCAAAGATGAGTCGTCTAGTTCTACATTTGATACGTAGTTTGCTGAATCACCTGCTGCATACAGAATGTCATAGTTCATGAACACGTCTGTTTGAGCCGATGCTGTTGAGTTGTCCGATTGTATCTCAAATCTTTCATAAGGATCGTCTGATACAAATCCCACAATATCTGTTGCAGTATTACTTGCATTTAGATGTTGTGCGAATGTCGGTTTTTGTGTGTCGGTTGCTGTAAAGAAAACCCCGTTAAGTCCACCTAATAGTGAGTCTCCTGCTGCAGCTACTCCAATAGTTCCAGTGTTTAATGCTTTCACTGGATCTTGGAAATAGATAGCTGTTGCCGAAGCCGCTATTGAGTATTCACTTAAACCTTGGTTATCTCTATTCTGGCCGATTTTCCCTATGGCTCTTATACCGAAGGGACTATCTTGATTGCTTGCCATTATGTTGTCTCCATTGTTTATTTGTTTGTTTAAATGATGAACTTAGAAATTGTTAAAAAACTACTTCTTCGTACCACCAAAGGTTGTGCGAGTTTGTCTATCAATATTGATAGGCATACTTGGGTGCTCTTCCTTCATGAGATCGTTGTCGAATGCTTCCGCATTTTCCTGCGCCTGTCTACGATAGTATTCAGCGTATTGTTTTGCGATCTCTTCGGGTACTCTAGCGAGCACTAGGCCACCTTGACCGATCACTCCCTTGTATTTACCGTCTTGTACAACTGAATAATCTGTTTCATTATATTCATCGGCTCTTACTAATTCGTAACCAGATCTAATACGACCTTGTACGTTTTTAGAATCGTCGAATCCCATTGATTCAGCTCTCAGCCATCTATGTACAAAACCTGCTGGTGCAGGGGGTGCATCTAATAAAGATGGTGGAGACCAGACTTTTGGTCGAGATGTTTTTTCTCTAGTCTGACTCGCACGTGAAGTTTTATTGTTTTCGTTGTCCATATGCTTATACTCCTTCCGTGATTTTTAATTGTAACTGTTCCGCATAGTCTTTTAGTGACACACCTAATTTTCTAGCAATTGCTACCTGTGATGGTGAAAGTCTCACAGTTTTGCGACCTGATGTTTTACTACTACGCGTTGGCGAAGCAACAGTTTGAGTAGGTTTGTTGGTCGAGTCTGAAACTATATCAAACTTGTGGGGGAATTCAACCCTTATTCTTCGGTCTACTTCCGTATAATACTCATCGGCATCCGTATTAGGATCATATCCCTCAATTTCAGTCAATTGTCTATGTATTACCTTGGCCCCTTCAGTCATAATAGGGTCCCTATTAAACCAAGTAGCGTTTTTTTGAGCCCAATCTCTAGCTCTACTATCTACTCTTCTTGGTTCTTCAACAGGTTGGTATTGTTGCTGTCTTTCCATTTGAACCGCTTGATCAGCCTTTTGATCAGCTTGTCTGGATTTAAGATCAGCAAGTCTAGCTTCTTCATAACCTAATCTAGAAATTTCTGCAGTCGCAGCAACTTCAGCTTTAAGATCTCCGTCTTCTCTAGCTTTAGCTAGTTTAGAAACAGCCGCTTCCATACCTGATTTAATTCTACCTTCTTTTTCAGATACAAATCCTGTATCTAATTTTGTAAGTCTAGAACTAAGATGATCTTTTTCAGCTAAAACACTTTTTGCGTAAACAGTTGCCGCTTCTTCACGTCTTTCTGCTTCACGCATTTTTTTAGTTAATTTAGCTATTCTTCTTTTTACTCCATCAGAGTATTCTTCTAATTCTTTCTTTTGTTCTGTATTTTCGTCTTTAGGGTTCTCGTCAGTTCGAACATCCAACTGCTCATCAGATTTCTCATTTGAGTCATTGGACTCATTATCGTACTTAACACCTTCTTCTTTGTTTTTGTCATCGCTTATCTCCTGTGTTGAACTTTCTATTAAAGCTTCTTTGGGTTCATCCAAAGTGACTTCAGCTCCTGGTCCAGAAGTATCGATGTCAATGTTATTTTCTTGCATAGTTATCTCCTTCTATGATTGTTAATATTGATGAAGTATATCTTCAGGGTTATCTATCTTTGCTAAAACTTCATCATCATTTAGCAATCTTACTTCACCCCCGTCAATTTGAATTCGTGACCCTGCATATTTTGCAAAGATTACCCATTCGCCTTTTTTGCACCAAGGACCTTCTGGAAATTTATCTTTATCGTAACAATGAGGTCCCATTGCTAGAACTAAACCGCAATTAGATCCTACTTGTTGTCTCTCTAGTGTATCTTGTCCAAGAAAAATTCCACCTTTAGTTTTTTCCTTCATTTTAAAAGGAAGAACTACAAGTCTCCAGCCAGTGGGTTGAGGTAATTTATTTGTTTCTTTTGTTTTTAAACGTTCATAACTATCAACTTCTTTTTGATGTTGATCGTCATTTAACTTTTCATATTTTTCCGCTAAAGCGTTTTTAAGCTTTGGGATTTCTGTTTTTTCCATCAAGATTGATGACGGTTCCTTCTCTGTCTTCTGTACCATTCTTTGCTCCTTTGTTTAGCAGGTTGGATATTTCCCCTGAAATAAATGTGTAAGCTTGCGCTTGTCCTAACATATACTTATATTTGTCCATACTGTCAACACCTCCACTAACCATAACATTGGCTACTTGATTGTAGTTGTCTTTTAAAATCTTTTGAATCTTTTGAATTAATACTAAATCGTCCATATTTACCTTTTTATTTCTTTGCTATTTTATCCTTATTTTCACCTTTTTTTATTACATAATCTTGAGTACCATTAGCACCTGTTTCAACTTCTTTTTTCAAGTGTCTAAACAAACTCATTTCAGTAATTTTTTTATACTTCTGTTTTAAAAAACTCTCTATCGCTTTAGTGTCTCTCATTTTTCTTTTTCTTAACCTTACATTTGCACCTAGGAGTTGTCAACCACTCGAAAAAATTATCTATGACTCCAAAAAATTTATAAAAGAATCTATCTATCACTAGCAATTCCATTTCCTTAATGATTTAGATAATCTATCATCGCCAGTATTGTTACTAGGTTTTTGTCTTTTTCGCATTCCGGTCATACGCGCACAGAACGAAGCTCTACGTTTGGCATCTTTAGAACCTGCTTTTAATTTTGAGGGTTTAGTGGTAACCGCTGTTTTAAGTTTTGATCCAGGATTAGCTGCTCTATAAGATGCTACACCTTTTTTATTCAGTCCACCTGATTTAGATTTACCTTCTTTTCTAGTCCAAGCTGCGGTAGCCATTATTTTTTCCTTTTTCTGGTAACAACAATTTTACCATTTATTTCTTTAACTTTCATACCAGCAGATTCAGTTTGTTTTTTAAGCTGGTTGTATTTTTGTGCAGAAGTTAATTTCTTTTCTGTTGAGCCACCTTCTTTAAAACCAGTAAGCATCTTACCGTAATACTTTTTATAACTTTGATTTTCTCCAGGACCGCCTTTTATAAAGCTACCTGTGTATTTTGTGTTAGGCATTTTCATTACGCCTTCTTTGTTTTTGCCTTTTTAGGAAAACCAGCTTTCATATTTTTATATGCTTTAGCTGAGATTGTAGAATCTTTTTTACTTCTTGAGATCCCTTTCTTTTTACGAGCGTTGATGTTGGCCCAGAGGCCTTTTGCTTTTGCCATTATTTAGCCTTCATTCCTTTTTTATAGCCCATTCGTTTTGCAACTTCTGGAGCTTTCTTTTTTAAAGCTTTTATGCCTTTACCTTTTTTACCTTTTGGAATTGGTTTTTTCATAACTAAGCATTAAGTTTTTTAACGATTCTTTTTTTTTCAGCTTTTAAATTCTTCTTACCTGTTTTAGTGTAAGCTTTTTCTGA